TCATAGTTTCTTTAAAACTTTGTGCTTGCGGTAATTCTGCATCTTCGTTTAAAAAATAATACTCTAATTCTTTTGCAAAACTTTCATCAGCCCCTGCTGCTCCACCATTGCTAAAATTAAATCTTGGCATTGGAGATATTTCTACAGGTCCTCCTTTTTGAAATCTTGGTAATAAATCTTTACTTATATAATCTGTAAATATTTTTTTATCGGCTCTATCTGTAATAATTTGATTTATAATATCTAAATAATCTCCAGCTAGTTTTAATTTTTCACCAGGCACTGTGCCTTTTTCAGTTTCAATTTCTCCAACAGAACCCTCTACGAAACCTGCTTCTTTTCCAGGAGCGTATAAAGATACCTCACCAGTTTCATAATTAAATGTTGCACCATGTAATCCACCTTTACTCATTCTTTCTAAATCAACTGAGTTAGGACTTTCTTCAATAAATTTTTTAGCATCGGTCTCTGATTCTGTAACAATTTTCATAATTTCCAAATTTAATTTAGAAATTTTATTAATATCTTTTTCATTAGTTACAGGACCCTTTCCTTCATATTTATCAACCAAAGGCCCTAGTTCTTTATATAATTTTTTAAGTTCATTAATTTTAGTTCTATATAATTTATTTACATCTTTACTTTGAAAAACTAAATCGTTCGTATCAAATAATTTATTTTTATTTCTATATATCCAATCAAACTGTCTATCTTTTTGTAACGTTTTACCTTTACCAAATTTTTTAGTAAAAAATTCTACAGGAAAAGGGTGTCCACCTTCTATTTCACCTAAATTATATTTTTTATAAATATTTTTTACATTTTGAGGTAAATTTTTTGGTGCTCTCATATCTTTAAATCTATTATAAATACCTCTCCCAACCTCAGATAAAAAATCAGATCTGGCTAATGTTCTTACATCTACAGGCTTAACATTACTTAACCTTTCAGTTTGTTTAGTAAGGTAATCAACATAGTCATTTAATTTTACCGCTTTAAAAGGACCTATTTTTTTGAATGGAAGTTGTCCTGATCTTATAGAGTCTGTCACCCCACTAGGAGTAGGTAAACCCATTAAACTTGCTATTTCAGCTGGATTAAAAAATTCATTAAAATTAACCCCTGCTTTTTTTAAACCACTAACTTGTTTTTTTAATAAGTTAGGATTTTTTCTAAAATCTATTAAACTATCAAATTTATTTCGAAATTTTTTTAATTTTGGTTGTTGTCTAAACAATGCTAAATCTCTAAACTTAGCTTCTCTGGTTATATCTCCAGTTTCTTTATTTTGTTTTGATAAAAGTCTGTTTGCAAATATTAAAGCATTTTGTTCATCTTTTTTATCTATTTTATAAGCTTCTTCTGGAACAGGGTCTAACATTGGTCCCTTATTAAATCTTCGTGTAGCCATCTTTTTATTTTTTTCTTTTCTTGCTTCATCAAACTTACGATACTGATCTAAAATTTTTGCAAGAGTTTCAAAATCTTGATAAGGATCAGGTGGCTGTTTTAATGGATCTTCTTTTCCTTTTTTTGTAGCTCCTTCTTTTTTATCATCATCTTCGTCTTTACTAAAAAATATATCTCTTAATCTTTTTGCAGCTGCACCAATAGCTAGTGGAGGTATTATTGCGCCAGGCACATCTATTGGTTTAAATTCGTCTGACATGAAATCAACACTTCTTTCTGGAAACAACGGATTAAGGGTTTTAATATTTGTTCCTGATTGTAGATTAACTCTGCCACCAGTTGCAAAATTTTCTTTTGCATATATTTCAAAAAATCTTTGGAAACCAATTCTGTTTTGAGATCGTGGTGATAATTTTTTAAAGGCATTTATTACCTCTTGTAATTTATTATCTATGTCCATAGGGTCCAACGGTAACCCACTTCCAGTATTTAAATTAACTCTGCCACCGTCAGCCATAAGAAAAGGTCTGTCGCCTAATCTTTTTCTTTGTAGGTACTCTTCGTAAGTTTCTTGACTTGGATCAAAGTCCTCTTGCATTTCATCTTTTAACGGACCTGGTTCTAAGTCGTCTACCAAGTCTGCTAGCATAAGTTTATTGCCAAGAGTTTTATCCTTGTCATCTATAAACGTGCCTTGTATTGGATCAAATATATAAGCCAACGATTCCTCCTTCTGCGTTTAATTCTTTAAACGGTAAAATTTTTGTATCAAATTTAGGTTTTGTACTAACATACTCTCTATAAGAGTCTGGGTCTAGTCTTTGTAATGACTGCTCCATTTGTTGTATATTTTCTCCATGATATGCAATTCTTTCCATTCTTCTTTCAGGATCGTCAATACCAAAATATTTTTTACTCTCTTCTAGATCTGGATATTTATAAGCAGTAAAAGCTTTTAAATCATCTGCTAAATTTTGTTGTAGTTCTATTGGATGTAAATAATCTGTTGCAGATTTTGGACCGTCTTTTAATACTGGCTCTATATTATTTCTCTCTAACCAAGAGAATACATCTTCACCTTCGTCATATCTCCAGTTCTCCATCTTATCAAAGATGTCCTCACCAAAGTGTTTTCTCCAAATACGAACTGGGTCTGGTGCAAAAAACATACCACCACCGTGATGATGTTTACCTGCTTTTAAATTTTTATAAATTGTATCATCTAAATTTATCACACCTGCTTCGTGTAGTTTTGGTAAATTAAAACTACCTAAACCTCTAGCCACAGAACTCATGTTGCCATAAGCTTTACCGTAATATAGTTTGCTTAATCTTTCTTCTTGTTCTGGTGTTTTTTGAAATGGAGTGAAAATATCTTTTTCAGCTTCTTTTGTTTTTTTCACTTGATCATCCATTTCATTAATTGTTCTCATGAATCTTTCCAACGCACCTCGTAGAGTTAACTCCTCAACTGGTCTGTCATCATCTGCAGCTCGATAGATCTCCTCTGGTTTTTTACCTTCATCAAGAATACCTTTTTCTAA